GTTGAAACCATTGACAGAGGTACAAATTGTCTCTGGCATTGATGGTAAACGATTTATAGATAGTATGAATCTTGCTACTAGTAGGGGGTTTCCACTTAGTGGGCCAAAATCTCAAGATATAATTGAGTTGGAACCCACAGAGGAACATGCTTGTCCTCGTACTTTGGAACCCTCACATTGGGACGAATTGGCTGCTTTTGAGGCTAATGCCAAGCAATATAAGAGACATAATTGTCCTTTTAAAGCTTGTCTGAAGGACGAACCTACACCTATTTCTAAGGATAAGGTCAGAGTCTTTCAAGCTGCTAGTATGCCATTACAACTTGCAATGAGAAAGTATTTTCTTCCTATTGCACGTATGTTGTCCCAACACCCGTTGATGTCCGAGTGTGCTGTTGGTATCAACGCACACGGGCCAGAGATGGACCAACTCTTCAAGCACATTAGGTATTTTGGAAAAGAACGCGGTTATGCCGGTGATTATTCCAAATATGATCTACGTATGCCAGCACAATTAATTTATGTCGCTTTCGATGTTATGATTTCATTTGCGGAATGTTTTCCTGCGAATTATTCGCAAGATGACATTCGTGTGATGAGAGTCATAGCGACAGAAGTTGCGTGTGCCGTGACTGCTTATAATGGGGATTTTATCCAATTTATTGGGTCTAATCCGTCTGGACAGTCATTAACTGCTTACATTAATTCTATTGTGAATTCATTATTGCATCGTTGTGCATTTTATGCATGGCAGGATGGCAGAATGTGGAATGCACATTTTAAGGATTATGTGAGCTTAATCACGTATGGCGACGATTATGGTGGTAGTATATCTAAAGCAATTGACTATAATAATCTAGACTTTGTCAAGTGGTGTGAACACTTTGATATGGTTGTTACTCCCCCGGACAAAACGTCAGATGTAGTTGATTATTTAGATTGCGATGAGTTGGATTTTCTGAAGAGAAGACCAAGATGGGACGAGGAATTGGGCCTATATATGGGCATCCTCGACGAGAAGTCTATCTTCAAATCCCTTCATAGTAATCTCAAGTCGAAAACGGAAACGCAGGAGGCTGTTGCCAGTAGTTGCATTGGCTCAGCACTCACTGAGTGGTTTCTGTATGGACGTGAGAAGTACGACGAACGTCGTGCACAAATGAAGGAAGTAGCCGAAAGGCACGGTTTGACCGAGTTGGTACATGGGCTGGATTTGGATTACGATGATCGTATTACCAAATTTAGACATACGTACTACGGCCAAGCCTAATTTTTGGCACCGTGTTCCGGGGAACACGTTAAACATCCCCACCTGTTGGTGACAGGAAGCGTGATGCTTTACAAATCACCATCCACACTCTGGTTACCGTATCCAGTCCGATTGTACATACTGTAGGACTGAATATAGGCTTTGTGTGGTTTAGGCACCCGTAATGGGTACCCGTATTTACGGGCGTGTTTCGCCAACACAA